GAAGGAAAAGTAGCCATTATGCAAGTAAACCTCCAGGTCTTTTCTGCTGTACTAATTCAGATTGTACCGCTACAGATATAAGACGACCAAGTTCTCTACTTTGTTGTTCATCACCTTCAACAGAAGAACCAGAAGCATCTACATTTACTATTACATTTGTAGATCCACCAAGAGCATGGTTTGGAATTATAGTACCTTTTCTGTCAGGAACAAAAACTTCTGGCCCTCTTTCTCCTACAACAGAAGGTCTACCAACAGGAGGTCTGCCACCATTAGCAAAACTATTCATCGTCAAATTATTCGGATTTGTTGGTCCTCGATTAAAACCCGCAAAAACATCAGTAGCTCCACCTCCAAACATACCACCAAACATTCCTAAAATACTTCTCTGTAGTTGATTTGCTATCATTCTTGCAGCCATATCTAAGAAATAACCTGCAATTCTATTAGTCATATTTCTAAAGGCATCAGCAACAGACATAGTGCCCATAATTATACCTTTAAAAGATTCTTGGAACGATGAACCTATTGTTTGAGATAAACCAACAACTCTCATACCCACATCATTTAACTGTTTCATTTGTTGGTCTAACATAATCATTTCAGCTTGAATAGGATTAGCTAAAATTTCTGCCTGTTCTATTAATATATTTTGAAGTTCTATTTGTTTTAGTAAATTATTAATTTTGCTTTGATTATTTTCTGCTTTAGCTATATCTAATGCAGATTCGAGAGAAGATAATTTATTTTTTTGTTGTAATATATTAAGTTCTTTAGGTAGTAATGTTAAACTTTCTTTTTGTAATTTTATTCTATTATCTAAATCTGCTAATGAAGCTTGATTTTTTAATTTATCAATATTTACAAGTCCTTCTGCATTTTTAACAATTAATTTTTGATTTTTTAATTTTTGATTTAAAATGGCTATTTCATTTTTTAAAGAATCTGTTGTAATAAGTTGATTTTCTTTAGTTTTTAACGTAAGTTCTTTGTTTAATAATGTTAATGTATTTTTTTCTTTTTGTAAGTTTAGTTCAGCAGAAGTCAACTTAAATCTATTTTTTTCTATTTCAAAAGCTTGTTGTAAAGGTACAATATTTCGTAGGTTAAAAGTGTCATCAGCTAATTTTTCTAGATCTTTTAATTTTGGATCAGGTGAATTGTTATTAGGAAGATTGTTATTTGTAATATTATTTTGATTAGTTTTAAATTCAAATGGACTCATATCATATCCCAATAAAGTTCGATACATATTTGCTGCTACAATTTGAAATTCTGCAAAACTTAAATTTTGTTCTTTCCGTATTCTACGAGAGGACTCTTTAATCATCTTTATAGTATTATCAATATGCTGTTTATCCCCCCCTGTTGCACGGATTTGCTCCGCTAAATCAATCTGTAGATTCTCTATAACTTTTTCTTGATTTAATTTTCTAGCAAAGTCAATAATTCCAGCCAAAAATGGCCCTAAAGAATTAGCCATTAATAATGTAAGTTCAGTACCTAACTGATTTATTTCATTATTAAATTTAGTCATTTTTTCTGCATTTTCTTTTATTTGTCCCTGACTTATTCCAAATTGCTCTTCAAACTCTGACAAAAGAAGAGTTGCAGCAGAAGATGTTAAACCTAATTTTTCCAATTCAAGTGCTAGTTTGCCTGTTGGTGTATCAACTAAACCTAATTTTGTGACTAATTTTTCTATATTTTCTGTAGGTTTTGCAAGTGCTTTTGCTAAATCATCTAAAGCACTTCCAATAGTAGTGCCAGCTATAGATAATGCAAAACCAAATTGACCCATACCAGGTATTGCTGATAAAGCTCCTCCAGCTAAACCACCTAAACCTCCACCAATAGCAGCAGTTGGACCTTGCCCAAATAGCAAAGGAAAACCACCACCAATAATTCCACTACCTATTGCACTTGCAGCACCTCTTCTAACCATTCGTTGCCGTGTTAATGCTTGTTCTTTTCTTAGCCTTAAATCTCTTAGTCTGTTACCTCTAGCTAAAAGTTGATGTTCTCTTTGTTCTAGCGTTTGCATCCCTGTCTGTGCTCTTAAAGCATTATCTATAGCTTTTGTTCTAGTAGTTAATGCTTTTTCATATGTTTTTTCACGTTTTATCAAATTTTCTATGGCTTTATTAAATTTATCAGATCCAATACTGCTTTTGTCTAGCTGCTTTCTTGTAAACTGAATTCTTTTATTTAATTTATCTAAGTCTTTGCTTCCTTGAACAGCAAGTTTTAGATTTACTGTATATTCAGCCACTTAAAAATTAAAATATTTATCTCATTCTACCTCTTTTCCCTTTTAAAGCACTAGTTGTTTGTGCTTCTTGTTGATGCTTTTTATAATCTTCATGTTCAAGTTCAGCATAAGCAGCCCAACCTATCATTTCTTCAATAGTTAAAGTTTCTGATAATTCAGCAACGGTTTTACCTAGTTCTTTGGCTAATGAAAATAAAAACTTCCAATCATTATTAGCTTTTTAAATCGGCTTTAGCCTCTGATACCTCCTTAGTCTGTCCAGCTTCTATCATTGCTAACTGAATTTCCTGTAAAATAACAGCTTCAACTTCCCTTCTAAGAGATGCTTTATCTCCGTCTTGAAAAAGTCTTGCACCATCTTTATCTAATGCTTTTTCAATCATAAGTTGTAACGCAAATTCATTTGCATCTTCACTCATAGATTTTTTTTGTATTGATTCTCTTTCTGCAATAGTTAATGGGTGCCAATATACAGTAAAAATAATCTTATTACCTTTTTTTACATCATGTTGATATAGCTGGCTCACACCAAAACTATTCTTTAAAAGTTCGATTGCTCTAGTCATAAATAATACAATGCTATTCTATTATACTAGGCATTAGCTGAAAATTGGCAAGATATTACACCAACGAAATGACTTCTATCTTCAATTTCAAGCATTGTAGGCCCGTTTATATCCTGTACTCTTGGCTTTACACTAAAACTATCAACATAAGTAGAAGCATTTACAGAAGTTAGTCCATTAATTACACTTTCAGCTATAGCAGACAAATCTTTAGTGCCTTTACTCTTTGGAACATAAATATTGCATTGAATTACACCTGAGTAAAAATCAGAACTAGCTCCTTGATTTTGTAATGTTGATTGAGTGTAATTAACCATCATCATTACATATTTTTTAGTCTTACCTGAAGTCGTAAAAGTAACATTGTCATAAACCATAGAAACAGTTGGATCTACGTCTGTTACTGCATCTGTAACTGCTTTTTCAAATGCTGCTCTTGTTTTTACTAAAGTCATAATTAAAGTACGTCAGAATAACCAATGCTAGATTTTACACTACCAAAACCTTGTATTTGTTCTTTTGCACCTAGCAAGAATAACTTGCCTTTTTTCTCCTTCATATTATCTCGTATTATTTGAGCTAAACGACCTTGAACAAAATTTTGTATCTTACCTCCTTCTAAAGCGTAAGCTGCATATTTAGCTCTATTGCCAATATAAACAGCTTTTTTTATATCAAAAACTCTTGTTACAGGAAATCTAGCTTCAACTTTATTAGGAGGATTATATGGCTTCTTTTTACCAATTTCTGCAAATTTAGACCAAGGTTTGTGATCCTTTACTTTTTGTGTTGCTTTTGGAGGAGTATTTGCAGCTTTCCAACTCGATGCAAAAAATCCTGTATAAACAGGACTATGTTTTTTTGTAGTCAAACTAGCATGAGTTTTTTTAATAACTTTATTAAAATCACTATTGATAAGAACTTTCATGTCTGCAATAGGATCACTTTTAGAAAAATCTTTAGCCATCAAAACCGCACCAATACTGTAAATAAATAAACCTGCCCACCTTTTCTAGTATCTATATCATAAATCTGTGCTGTTCTTGTCTCTCCCGCATATGTAAGTTGTATCTCATCATCAAAATCAACTTGATTATCACCAATCAAATCGGGAGTGATATACAATTTTGCCTGCCTAATCTCTTTACCTTCGTCATCTTCAGATTTAATAAATTCAATAGGTACTTTTAAATTTAAATAAGTAGTATCAATAGTAATTTGCTCAGAAGTATCAATGTTATAACTTGATCTACCTTTTTTTACATAGTTAATCGTTGCATCTAAAGATTTACCTAAATCAGTTACTACCTGTTTAGCTACACTTTTTAGTAATGAGTCAAGTTGTCCTGCCATTATCCTCTAACCACCCTCATTTGAAAACTACCAGCTCCACCAAGTATATATGCACCTAAATAACTTTGTAACCAAGGGTAGACATCAAGAATATTATTAACAGAACCAGTACCTTGACTATCGGTATTATATTTAACCTGTATATCACCTAGTTTTACTTCTTCAAAATTACCTGCTGTTCCTGTATTTCCTGTCATAGCATCAGTATCATTTGCCAAAGCTCTAGCTAATTCATATTGTGCGTATTTGATATTCAACGGAATAGTAGAACAAGCTAACTCAACACCATCAACTTGATAATTATTTCTTGGAAACTTCAATGCCTGTCCGTCATCACATCTATCCCCATAAAATACAAAACTATCAATCCATCTAGTTGCTGATATTAATGCTCTATTTTTCTGATCATCTGTTTTATTAGTCCAAGTACTCGAATCTGGTACGGTTTCAAAATAAGTATTAGCTTCTGTCAAAGTGACATAGCTATTTGCATTAGCATCTTTTATAGTTGCATTTATAGTAGCTGCCACGATTGATAAAGTAATTTAGTTTTATTGTAGCGTAAAGAAAAAACCCCACCAATAATTGATAGGGTTTCTTCATTGCCTTGCAACTTAATACTACTAAGGATTAGTACCTGTATCAAGTGGTGAGTTAACGATTAGTTCGACTATAGGAATTAAATCCGCATCGTATGTTAATGCCCAGTTGTTATCGTTAGCCAATAGAGCATTAGTTGGGTTGTCAGTAGCAGATGTCCACTTAGTTCCCATAACGTGATAAGCACTATGGTAATCAACAGACATAACATCTTGCTTAGATAAGATGTTTCTATCTGATTCAATACTTAGAGGAGATTGCTCACCTTCAAGAATTGTTCCTGACTTGATTAAGTAGCAACGGAACTCTTTTTGATGACCTGTTGTACCAGGGTGAACTGTATTAACTTGAGAGTCAATAACAACATTCATACCAGCGAATTGACCGATGCTTCTTTCGTTAACACCGACACCGCCACCACCCCAAGTTACTGCACCACCAGTTGATAGAGCAGATGTCGAGAATGTAAGCATACCAACTTGATATAGGTAGTAAGCAACAGATGGGTGAATTACTAGAGTATCTAGCTCTTCGCCTCTTTCTCCAAGAAGTGATCTTCCTCTTGCAACTGTAGAAGCTGTTAGGAAGTTACTTTCATCAGCACCAGAAGCAGCACCTTTACTTAAGTCAAGTGCGTTTGCACCTAATGGTCCAAAAGTAGATCCGAACAAACCATCTAACAAGCTAAATAGTCTTGCAGAGTTTAATTTGTTGATAGCATCTGCGATTTGGTTTCTGATGTGACCCATTGGATCTTCACCAGCAGCCAATACAGCTACGTCATCAACAGCATACGCAAAACCTCTATGACAGATAGTTGCGATCTGTGTTCCTGTACCAATCTTCTGTGGTGTCAAGTAACCAGCGTTACTTGTACCCCATGTTGCTGTACCATCTAAGATTTCCTCAGTTGGTGCGATTGGGTTAAATTCTGGAACTTGGATTCTTGTTCCACCTTCTGTTGCATCAAGAAGTGCATTACGCACAACAGCACCAGATCTTATAAAAGCACTACGTTCTTTGATTGCCTCAGAAACATAGGTGCTCAAATTATTTCTCTTAACGATGTCAGCTAATAAGACACCACCAGAGTAATTCTGAAACGGAGCAGCCATTTAGAATAATTTAGAAGTTAACAGTAACCAAGCCACCGACTTGGGTGTTGAATCCACCGAATCCAACAATTATGATTGAGCCTCTTGCTTGAGCACCGCAGCAAGCTGAGGGTTCTGTTCTGATAATAGCATTTGTTGTGTTATATTGCCCGTTTTCCAAGGGTTTACTTGACCTCCAGAAGCATTAGCAACTGGACTTGGTTTTGCGCCCATTCCTGCAGCAGTACTTGGCTTAAAATGATGTTCCCAACCACTACCAGGATTCTTGAGACTTGTAAGATAAGCGTCTAAATCTTGTTCGACTCCACCATTTAAAATTACAACTTTACCTTCAGCATTTTTTTGTAACTTATTTTGTAACAAAGAAAGAGTCTGTTCAGCATTGATCGCACCAAGGTTGCTGATAGCTGAAAGTGCTGTTGTCTTTGTAGAAGCTAGTTCATTAGAATTTTTTAAATCTTCAAGCTGCTGAGATAAATTAGCTATCTGTTGATCTTTTTCTTGAGCAGTTTTATTAGCTTCCTCCCAAAGAGTTTTCCATTGTCCTTGATCTTCTAAAATTTGTTTTCTTTTTTGTTCTTCTTTTTCATATACACCATCTAATTTACCTTTTACATCATTAAATTTTTCTGTCCATTTAGTATTGCTTTCAGCATTTTGTCTTTTTAGCTCCTGTATCTGCTGTTCATATTCAGCTTTTACAGATTCTAAAGAGGGTGATGGGGGTTGAGCTGGTGGTTGTGATGCAACAGTTTCAGTTGGATTAGTATCTGTTTGAATTACTTTTTCTTCAATAGCCATAGTTATTTAGATTCAATAAAGGTTTCTAATTCAGAAATTAATTGCACTTTTGTCTGTCGTTTGTCTAACTCGATACCAATGGTACGACCAAATTCTTCTAGTTCAGATTTAGTCATAGCAGTGAAATCTTTTTGATTTACGACTTCAGTTTCTACTGCAGGTTCGGGAGCAGGACAAACTTCGGCTTTAACTGATGCCGTTGAATGTATGAGTTCTACCTCTTCCCATTTATAAGAACCATCAGGCTGTAGAACCCGATCTAAAGATTTAGACATAATAAACGTGTACTTGTATATTATCTTAGCAGATTATTCCGATTTGACCTCATTTGCACTTGGTAAAACTTCACCTTGTACCAAAATGTCTCTAAATTCTTCTCTATCTATAACTTGCTGATCGAATAGAGATGTTAATGCTGTTATATCCTGTCCAATTAGTCTTTCGATGTCGAAATCTCTACTGATTTTTACTTCTGGTGGTTCGATTCCAACATATTCGGCTGAAAAATTAAAACATTTTTGTAGTTTTTGTTCCAACTCCATAGAAACCATAGCCAGCATAGAGTTAGTATCAACACGATCTAATCTTCTTGCATCAGCAGATTCAGCTACAAACTTTTGTTGACTCAAAGTACTAATACCAAGAGTAGCCATCTGCATTTGTAATTCTTTAATTTCAGCAGATTGAGCATCAAAAGCACTACTAGCTGGTTCTACATAATAAACTTTATTACCAGGCTGAGTTGCCATCGCATAATTAACAGATATTGCTAAATCTTTAGTTTGATCGTCATACCCTTCCATAACAAGCATCGGTTGAGATGCAACGTGCAAACTATGTATTAAATCAGCTTGTCTTTGAAAATGTGCAAGATTTAAATATGCAATATCAAGTAAAGGTGGTTTGCTAACTAAATTATCTGTTTTACCCGAATAAATTGTTACTAAAGGTATTTCACCAAGAGAGAAACTGCCAAATTCAACTTGTTTATAATCTTTATCTGCTGAACCCATTTCAAAATTACCTGTAACGCTATTATCTGCAACGTCATACATTTCTTCAATCTGTTCTTTTTTACGAAAAATTCTATAGCTACCTGGTTCGATTACTCTTATCTGATCATAAACTTTTTCACCAAACTGACCATCTGGTAATACAGCTTTTTCAGCTAACCTTACCTGCACTAAATTGCCATAATTAGACTCTCTATCAAGTCTCCAACCATAAAGATTTGTAGGATCTACTTCAATCCAATAAGGTCTACGATTCTGTTGACGTTCTTCTGCAAGTGTTAAAGCACCCGATGGAGCTGGATAATCTACAAGAATATGACTTTGACCATAAATTAAAGAACACATCAATACTCTTCTTGCGTATTCATCTAAATCCGAACCACAGCCGTCAACGTTCATCTTGAACATCTCCGTCCAATAAGGATCTCCTGTTAAAGTTATTGGTTTTCTTAATACAAGACCTGTAGCTGCTCTTATTAATCTTTGCGTAAAAGGACTAAATACTGATCTATTTACTCTTGCAAGATAAGCATCATAATCTTCTCTTGGTTCGAGAGGCAAGAATGCTTCAGAATTTTCTCTAAGATACTCTGTTCCCTCCGTAACGGCTTTCATTATTTCCCAACCTTTCATCATATCCAAAACAGCCCTTGTCCTAGTAAAAGGACTATCAACACCACCTACAGATGTAGACGAAACAATGTTGGTTCTAATAGGACCTGGTACAGCATAAGTCATCTCAGCACCTCCATCGTTTTAATGCTAACGCTTTTCTTGTTGGTCGGCCTTTACTATCTTTCATTGGTCCTTTGACTCCTTTCATTCTGGCACAAAATGATTTTCGTCTAGCTGCTCTTTTTCCTGTTGGATTTTTTTCGGTTACTGGTGCTTTAAGGTTACTGCCTGTGGCACGATTGTATTTCGCACGGCCTTTTGCGGTAAGTCCTCCTTTTTTAGACTTTTCGCCTCGACCTACAGATAAACTTACTCCTTTACGTTTAGCCATTATCTTCCCACCTTTGCTTGTGCCTTTTTATGGGCTTGGGTAAAACTATCTCCTGCTCTCATTCGCCTTTTCATAAACTCCATATGCTTCGCACTATGATGCTCAGAATGCTTTGATAATAAAGTTTTTTGGCGAGGAGTAAGTTTCACTATGCAGCGTTGGTGATAGCACCAGATGTGATGAAACTTACTGAAACAGTTGAAAGATCGCCAACAGTCGAGGATAAACTTGTTCCTGTTACAATTCCAGAAAAACTTACTTTCTTAGTACCAGAGGTGTCTAAAAATAGTTCAAACTGTGCATCACCAGCATCTTCTGTTGTCAAAACATCTGCTAGTAAGTTTGCAGTTTCATCACCACTAGCTGCTGTATATAAAAAATCAACAGTACCAGAACCAGAAATTAAACTACCAACAAAACTTCTTGATGTAGCACCATGAGCAGTTACATCTAAAGTATCTTTTGTAGTATCTAAAGTCCAACCTGTAGTTGAAACTACTGCCTCAGTAGTACCAGAAGTGTTCTTAAAGTTAACAGAACCTTCCTCACCACGAAAAAATGCCATGATCTAAAAAGAAAAAAGAGTATTTATAAATAGTTTAACTTGTAGTTGACTTTTTTACAGTACCTTTCTTGTTATTTCTCATATATTGTTCACATCTTGGATCCCAAAGTGCAGGATTTCGTTTTCCTTTTACTTTTTCAATCACATCTAGCATTTCGTCAGTGATTTCAGTCATTTTTTACTCCTTTTGGTAGTTTTTTTACGCCTATGTTGATAGGTTATCTTCTTTTTACCAGTTTTTTCACGTTTAAACCTAGCTTTTTCACTAGCTGTCATTTCTCCTACTGTCTTAGGTGTCTTACTTGATACACGTTTACTAGGTCTACAGGCTGGATAACCTCGTTTTTCGCCCTTAGAACGACCACAAGGCTTGCCAGTTTTTACATCAACCCAGTTTTCTTTGAACCAACGGGTAAGACCACCACTACTTCTTGCCACGTTTACTCTCCGTGCGATAAGTTCCTCCACGTTTTTTATACTCTCGTACAAGCCACGCATTAGCATAAGCAGAAGGATAAACCTTGAATTTACGTTTAGCCTCTGACTTTACCCTAGAGTATAACGCTTTATTTACAGGAACATTCGCCACGCTTCTTACCTCCCTTCTTTTTCTTCTTCTTTTTCTTAGTCGTAGAATGATACATGATAAGAATTAGGTAGTTCTTAATATATTCTAAACGAAGTTTGCCCTAGTGTCTCTGGTTTTGCAAGGTTAAATTGCTGTAAACAAAGATAACCAAAAGCATCAAAAGCATGATCAACTCCCAAATTTTTGTTTGGCATACCCGTATTTGGTGCGTAAGTTAACGTCCGAAGGGATTTTATCAACTCTTTACACCTCGGATGGATAAATGTTCTTCGATCACCTGCTGCATCAAATAATGCCGTATTTACAGCCGTAATTTTATCCCGAATCTTCCAAGGAGCCTTCGGACTAGACACAGTAAAACCACTTCTTCGTAAAATTGTATGATCAGTGAGTCCAACACCACTTGTTTTGCGGGCACCGCCCGTAGGGTCAGGACAAGTGATAATTCTTCGATCAACACCATACCTATTTACCACTTCTTCAGCAAAATCCCATGTAGTAGCACCTCCTCGTAGGATAATTTCGTCAAAAACATACAAATTTTCGTTACTTTTGACCGCACATATGCCACAAAGAGGGTCTACGTTGAAATCTACCCCCATATACAGTGGCAACATATGTAAATCTTGCGCCTCAGCCGAAATATTATCGTCATCGAAGCTGATCGCCACCAATCCCGTAAGATTTTCAAAGCTCGCTTCAAATTCCTGACGAAATGTACGATTATCCAACTGACCCCTGGCTGCTTCAACCTCTTCTTTCGGAACATTACCCCCCTCAATCGTAGTAAAACTCCATCTCTTCCAATCACCACTCTCATCTTCGGGGACATAACACCATAAATCGTAAAACCAACTGGCCGTACCATCTGGTGTAGAAATAAATAATGCCCACCCCTGCTTATCAGCTAACGCAGGTCTTATAACCTCAGACCATACCTCTCTGTCCATAAATGCAGCTTCATCAAGAACTACGCCACTTAAACTACGGCCTCTCAATGCCATAGCATTTTCAGTCCCCTTTAACTCAATAGTTGATTCATTTACTAATTCAATCTTTAAATCTGTTTCATTTTTAGATTTAATCCATTGCTTTGGTACTAACTTCTTCAATGTTTTCCATGCAATATCCTTTGCCATTCGATAGGTAGGTGCACAATAAAAATATGTTTCCCCAGGTTTTGCAATAGCACCCTTTAACAACTCAACACAGCTTAAATAACTTTTACCAAATCTTCTTCCAGCTACTAATACCCTAAATCTTTCTTTCGCACTAAACACCTCCCCCTGTGCCCAACGTAAACTTAACGGTTCTGCTACTGCCATATAAAAATAATAACCACATTTACTATAACAGCAACTTATTTCGTGTTGTATCAGCAGGTTCCTAGCCCC